TGCTGCACCACCGACCAGAGAAGCTACACCGCCCGTACCAGACCCAGTGCTTGCGCCGCCCGTCACAGATGCCAGTCCACCATCCGTGTTACCGGCTGTTGCCGCACCACCAGCGATGGTTACTGCACCACCTGCACCGGAAGCCGAGCCACCAGCAGCACCAGCAATGGCGACCAGACCGCCAATGCCGGTCGAGCCTACCCCGCCGCCAGTGATATTGACTGCACCGCCAGCCGCCGAGGTTGTAGACAGACCGCCAGTAATGGTAACTGCTCCGCCTGCCGTTGCCGCTGCGGTAGCTGCGCCGCCGGTTACTTGAGCTGCGCCACCGGCACCTGCCGAAGTACCGCCTGCACCGCCGACAATCTTGGCTACCCCACCGATACCTGATGTGGCACCGCCGATACCGCCGACCAGGCTTGCAATGGCACCGTTTCCAGTACCAGCGCCAGCACCTGCTGTGATCGTTGCTGCTCCGCCTGTGGCATTGGTCTGACCATTTGCGCCAGTGACCAGTGCCGCGCCACCTACTCCTGTCGCGCCGCCGGCACCGCCAACCAGACTTGCGGCACCACCAGCATTACCTGAAGTGCTCGAAGCGCCACCGGTAACGACTACCGCGCCGCCCTGGGCAGTTGCTTGCCCGGTGATGCCCAGCGAAGAGTCGCCGCCGACAATCGCATCTACCGTGACCGTACCGGAAAGTGTGGTCGAAGCCGTCGCACCACCGAATATCTCGTAGTTGCCTTCCTCGACGCAAAAATACAGGATCGCATCACCGGCTTGCTGGGTGATACCAGTTGCTGTTGCAGCCGCATTGACCGTATCAGTTCCAGTGCCGAACACCTGTACCGTATTTGCTCCGTTGTTCTTGACCAGGTGTACCTCGCCGATATGCGCTGGGGGCAACAGAATCGAATCTGCGGCTCCGGCGGATGTGGCGATTTCGTGATACCCAGCCTTGACATTGAGCACCGTGGCATTGGCTTTGGTGCCGTCTGCCTGTGCCGTCAAATTGATGTCCAAGTCTGTCGGGAGCATGGTGTCCAATGCACCGTGAAGTTGTAGCGCATCCCGCTTGTCTTGTATTGCATTGATGAATCTACGAACAATTCTGCTCATTTGAATCTCCTTAAAAAGATGAAAAGGGGCAAGATGCCCAACTACGTGAAAAGTACGATCCGCCCAGTCAAGGACGATTTACCGGCTATGCGTCGGCGTAAAAAAACCTGCCAAAGCAGGTCAATTCAAAACTTTGTGTATTTAGGCGAGTGCCCTGCCATATGTGATAGGCGGGAGTTGCTCTCTTTCGAGTGCATCGCGTAGTTTTCCACCTTCTGCTATGGCGCGTACCATCGCTTCCGGTGCGATTCTTGATCCACCGTATTTGCTCATTGCCTCGTAAGTTATGAGCTGATGAAATTTTGCGGGCATTTCTGGTATGTCAGCTTCAACGGCCAATGTTTGCGGCCCAATTTGATAATCACCGCTGACCACATAAACCGCATCCGGCTTCGGGCCGAGCACGAAAGCGCCGGTCGGATCCTGACTGACATGCACCGGTGCCCCGTCGGTCTGTGTGCCGTAGCGATAAATCCGCCTGAACCGCTCCCATTCCAACCAGAACAGCGGATACTCGGCACCCACACCGGACGCGGACAGGTAGCACTTGAAGGTGTTTCGATACCAGCGCGACCAGCGCGTGATCGCGGCACTTGAGACTGTATCCTTAAGGTTAGTCGCATCGTAGGCATACGAACCTGTGCTGGCCACGGTTGGTACGGTGAATGATTTTCTGGCAAAGAGCCAATCATCCCTGTCAAGTTGAATTTCTTGCCAAGCCTGCACAACCCACTGTACAAATCGCTCCGATTCACCAGTGTTTCCAGTAACCGATGTTGGCCCCGTTCCAGAGTCAACCGTCTCTCTGCGAAGGGATTGCACAAGCTGTAAAAATGTTGCCATTTATGCTGCTCCAGTAAAATTGCTTGAACGACCACGTGCTCTTTTATTACCAAGCAATGACAATGAAATTTTTGCGCGATGTTCTGTTGAAAGTCTTTTCATTGACATCTTTGCGCATTGTTCTGGGGTGCGTTTTTTTCCTCGACGTGCGGCGGCAGCATTCTCTATGGCTTCAGGTGTTTGCTTTCTACTGGTTCGCGCGCCCGATAAGTCTGTCGTAATGAGCAGCATAGTTCATGGACGAATTATGCTACTTATGCAGGCTGTGACAAAACAAGTTCACGCCACGCTGCACCCTTGGGGTTTGGATCGCTCAAAACCTGCACTGGGTAATAAAACGAATGACGCTCGACGTATGTTATGTTCATCGGATCGTTCCTGTTCTGAACTGGCTGCAATGAGGTTATCTTGGCGTGCGCGATGACCTCAAACACATAGCGCGGAATGACATAGCGCACATTGCGCGCGAATGCCAGCCGGGTTGACTTGCCGCCGGTCTTGCCATCGGCACCTATTGTGTTGACCAAAAGTTCAACGAGTTTGGGCGCGTTTGGATCCCCGTTGTCCATGAACATGATCTCCAGTTCTTCGTTCAAGAATGCGGGATCGGTGTACAGGTCGTTTTGCTTGTTGCCTGCACTTACGATTTCGATGTCGCCACCGCCATTTGCAAGCGAACTCAAGTCGAACGGTTTGCGAGCTTTTGGCTCAACATCGTTGGTGTCATTGAGCGGTTTTCTAGCTGTTCTAGCCATTTTGATTCTCCAAATAAAAATCCCGAACCGAAGTCCGGGATTCAGTTGCCGGAAATTACCGGAATTACGCCGATGCTGCGGTCAGCGGTTGATTCGGCAACAGTGCACAGTTGATTACTGTACCGATAGTGGCTGTGGTCGCGTTCCAGTTTGATGTGCCAAACGTCCATGTGCCGGATCCCACATACGAGATGGTCACGTATGCGAACGGGCAGAAGGTCGCCGGAATCTGCGGGAAGTCATAAGTGGCAGATTTATTCGTTACGTCTGCCGCATTAACCACTTTACCTTGCGCCACCGATGCGACTGTTGGCGCGCTGGAGTCCCAACCGAACACAAACACACAACCCTTGCCGGTCGCCAAGGGTATAAAAGCTGCCCCAGTAGCGATGTCGGTAGTTGGAGTTGCACCGCCAGACTGCGCGGTTGCTGCCAACAGCTTACCATTCAGCATGTATGCTGGCGTACCAGTAGTGCTGATGGTTGTCGCTCCGCCGGAAAGTCCGGTCAGAGCGGCAGTTGCGAGATTCATTGTCCCGCTGCGAATGTCGAATAAATCACTCATTTCTATACTCCTATAAGTTGTTGAATTTACTACAGCGAAGTAGTTGCGTGCTCGATCCTGTTCATCCAGAATTCATTGAGTCGCACAGCAGTCGTGTAGAAATCCACACCAACATAACCAAACTGCGCCGATGGGTTGGCATGGTCACGGTTGGATGCGGGGATAACGAACGGGATCATGGCATCGCGCCCTTTGAGAGGAACGTGGCCATAAGCACCATTGGCACAGACCATGGATGGATAGACGTTCACGTTGGAACTGGTGTACTTCATTCCGTTCAGAGTTGCTGAACCTGCACTTACCCACGGCTTCAGCATCGGGGTCAGGATGATGCGATGCCCTGGCACCGAGCCGATTTCCATTTCATGCCATGGCGTTGCAGAACCGTAGTCAACCACGTCCTTGAAACCCGCCAGTTGGCGAAAGTCGTGTTCGGCATCGGTATGCCCATAGCACAGGAACCCGCGTCCGACAGACACGCTGCCGTAATCAGGGCCTGACTTGCTGGCCGAGGTCACGGTGCTGGCATGTGCAGCCAACAGCGATTCTTTGGCCTTTTCCAGCGCATTCAGCGTGATAGGCGTATTAATGCCGGCGCGCGTCGAGCCGTTGGTATAGGTCACGGAAGTCCCACCCTTGATCTCGTTCCAGACGATCATTTCCTTAATCGAGCCCACACCCTCAGCGCAATTTGCACGCATGTCTTCGGGAATGCTGCGCTCGTTCATCAACTCGGTCTTTTCAGTGGTCTTGTACAGAACACCGTATTTGGCGAGCGATTTGGTCACATCCTGATAACTGATCGTGGTTGGTGTTGGTGTTACACCTTCGGTCAATTGGTACGACGTTGGGGTGATGTCAATCCCGCCCGTGGTCGAGTTATAACCGATTGGAAGCCTGCGCGAAAACAGGATGGTGTCCGTCCTGTTTTGTGGCAGTGGCTTGGTTGTGCCGAATTTTGAAACGGCCATGATCGGCTCGGCATGGTCGATCAGTTCCTGAATCACAAAATACTGATTCAGTGTTGCTGCATTTGCATCTGCGTAATACTGCATGGTTTTTCTCCTTATGCGCTACTGCGGGCTTTTTCCCGGTCGCGCTTGACTTTGTTCCAGAGTCCATCGGTGGATGGATCACTGCCTTTACTTCCGGCAGGCCCTGCTCCTTCGATGTTCTCGCCTCGACGCAGCCTTTCTTTCCGATCCGCCTCAATTTTGGCGATCTTGGCTGCATCCTCTTTGTGTTTCTTGAACATGGTCAGCATTTTGTCTGCGTCGTCAATGTCATCGCTTGCACCGAGTGCCTTGATGTCATCCGGCTGTTTTGCTGCCCATGCTACGAATTCTGTACTCCTGATCGTCTCGATCCACCTGGGATGACGGTCAGAGAGTTCGCGTTCCGCAGTCAACTTCGCCCGGATTTCTTCGGGTGACTCTTCTGCTTTTGCTGCTGCCGGTTTATCTGGTTCCGCTGCGGGCTTAACGTCCGCCACCACCATGTCAACATATTCAAGTATGTCCGGCACGTCAGACAACTGCTCTTTCAGTTCTGTGCGGCGTGCTTCCTTCGCTGCTTTGGCTGTTGCTTCATCGGCTTTTTTCGTCGATTCTGCTTGGTCAAGTACAGGCTTAATACGGGTCAAGTCCTTCAAACTTTCGTTCAGCTTTTGAGACAAATTTCCGATTGTGCCGTGGGCGGTTGCCAGTTTTTGATTGGCTTCCTTCAAAGACTTTTCCTGCTCCGCAGTCTTGGCCTGGATTTCCTTAATCAACTTTTGAGTTGGCTCAGGAAGACCGGCCAACGGATCTTCTTCGCCTGCTTCGTTCAAGGTATCTTCACCGGCTGTCGTCGATGCGCGATTTTCCTGGACTTGCTGCCACAACTGGTCTTCGGTAAGTTGGTCTCCAATCTGTGATCCTGCGACCGTATCTTGTCCTGCTACTTGGGAATCTGTGCTCATTTCCTGCTCCTTTATCGGCTAAACGTCGATGGTTATAAAAAAGCCGCCCGAAGGCGGCATGTGGTACTACTTCTAAATCTGATTACGGTATGTACGGCGCAGACGATGCCATCAACACTGGCTTGGCAGGTGTGGCATCTATCTCCAGCAGGTCGCGCATGGCCTTTGCCCTGGCTTGCAATGCGATGGCTTCGCGCTGATCTGCCGATTCCAACTTGACCCATGTTTCCAGCAGGTCATTCGCCGCCCATGCCGCTACAACGTTCCACGTGGAACCATGCTTGTCGATTTGCCCAATGAATCCAGCCATCCTGACTACTTCGGCCATGTCCTCCAGCGCGGTCTTTGTTGGTGGCGGCTCGATGGGGATTTCTTTCCTTCCGCCCATCCAGTCCGGTATCAGTTCTCGGACAGAGCGCATTGCATCTGCCATTGACATTAACGAATTCCTTTCTTTTTACAATTTTCAATGTGTATATCCAAATCATATTTTGTTATTCTTGATGGTTTCCCATTTTGAATAAGAACATCCATATATGATTTTCCTACATCTTTATTTGAGATATTTTCAACAAATCCATTCAAATGACGACGCACTGGAAATGAAAATCCATATCCAAAAACACCTCCAACTGCATTGCAACGCAATCCAGTGCCATAAATAGTTTCAACTACTTGAAAATAAATAAGTGCTTTGTTGGATTCAATACCATTTTTTTCCCAAGCATATTCATAGCCAGCCGTGCTCATATTTCAGCCCTCATTGATTGAATGCTTGACCATTTTTTGCGCGTCCACTAGGTTCAAAAGCGGGCTTTGCCAGTACGGTAGTATTGTGTTTATGCAGGTCGAGCAATTGATTATTTCTGTCTGCTTCTTTTTGAGCCTGAATAATTGCGGCTGTTTTTGCCAATTCTACCTTGAGCGTTTCAAGTGTTCGCCGTTCGACGCTTGTCAGTTCGTTGGATGTCAGTTTGGAGTTTATCATCTCCAACGCAATCTTGTTCTGCCTGTCAAGATCGTTTTGCTGTGTCTCAAATTGCTGCCGTGCTGCTTCAATCTTGGCTGATGCTGTTGCCCTGATCTCAGCTATCTCAACGGCTGGCGCCTTTTGCGGGTTCTCCGCCATCTTTTTCTCGATGACCTCGATTTCGTCGTCCGTCTTCACAAAGTCCTTGGGGTCGAATCTCAAGGCTTTTACCACCCGGCGAATCCCGTCCCACTTTTTCATGCCATAGCTGATGTTCGGGTTAGTGATTAAACCCAATAGTTGCATCGCTCCCCGATTTTGAATCTCCTGATCCAGCAATGCACCGGAAGCGCGGGCTTGTACCTCAAAGTCGCCCTTGATCTCGGCCTTGGGGTTGTATTGCATGTTCCAGTCCACATACCGCCCGATATGGGGGATGGTCACTTGGTCGTCTAGTGCTTTCAAAGCGCGTCTCTGTACCACGTTGGAAGCATTCAGCAACAGGTTCATCCCTCCCAGAACATCGGTAGCCTGCCCCTGGTTCCCCTCGGCCAGACTCGGTATGGCGGTTTCCTGATCCAGAAACTCCATGCCCATCTTGATGATATTGGCGTATTCGGCTTGATGCGCAGGTATTTCATGCGCGGCAAAAACTTCGTTCACATTGGCATCGCCCTTGGTAAACCAGGCCTTCATGCCGCTCAATTCCCACTTGCCGTCCGCAGGCTCCACTTTTTGCCGGTTCATCACGATCTGCCCGCCGACGAATTGACCGGCATTGTCCATCATGGCACGCCAGCCAGCGGTAATGGCCTTCTGCGCTGATCTAGCCAAGAATGCCTCGCCATACCCATCCCATGAC